ATTCTCTTGGAACAATCATACTCCCAATGCCTCAAGATGTTAGAGATACAAATGCAGTTAGGTGGGCAGATGACAACCTGAATAACCTTTCTGCAGCTGCTCTAGGATATACTTCAAACAATGCAGTGAAGATGTTATCCATCATGGCAGGGGGAGGCCTCATCGGTGGTCTTACTGGTATTCAGGGTTTAGGAAATCTAGTAAATAAAGGATTCTTCTACAGTGCATTATTAGGTGCTGGGGGAGGTCAGGGAGGAGCTGCCCAAGGCGTAATTGGACCTGCTATCCAAAGTATGTTAGCCGGTCAGTTAGGACTAGATATATCCCCAGAAACTATTCTAAGTAGAGTTGGTGGAGTCATTCAAAACACAAATACAGAACTAATGTTCAGGGGTGTGCAAACAAGATCGTTTAACTTTGTCTATAGAATGAGTGCCAGAAGTCCAGACGAAGCATTAGTGATCAGAAAAATTATTAGGTATTTGAAACAGTGGTCTGCTGCAAGAAAAGTGTCTAAAAACGTAAGTGATCAGTCTCTTGGAGCAGATCAACCATCATTCTTCCTGGGAACACCAAACGTGTTTAAACTATCGTATCGAACCAATAATGGATCTCCAATCGCAGGTGTAAATAGATTTAAACAGTGTGCTTTAACAAAAATATCCACCAACTATACACCAGATGGTGAATGGAATGCTTTTGAAGGAGGAATGCCAGTATCTGTTCAGATTGATATGACTTTCGCAGAACTGGAACCACTGTATAACACAGATTATAGTGGAATTCAAGGTTATAACTTCCCAGCTAACGCTGTTACTCCAGATAGTGCAGAGGTAGGATACTAAAATGGCAGGATACTTTACTTACTTTCCCAATTTCAATTACGTTTCTAGAGTAGCAGATCCTTCTGTTAGGGATGAAGTTATTCCAGTAAAAAATATATTTAAACGTCCCAGATTACGTGATGATCTTCAAGCATTTACAGTCTTCCATGATTACATGATCGAAGAAGATCAAAGACCAGATCAAATATCCGATAGAGTATATGGAGACACTAGATTTGACTGGGTAGTTCTATTGGCGAATAACATTACTAATGTTAGAGAACAGTGGCCTTTAGAGTCTTTAGTCTTTGATAAGTACTGCTTAGATAAGTACGGCAGTCATGAAGCACTTGGAGAAGTTCACCACTATGAAACAATTGAACTTAGAGATACTTATAATCGCCTAGTAATTCCAGAAAGACTGGAAGTAGATTCTGATTTTAGTTTCAATGTTATTGAATATAATGATAGAAAACAGGAGGAAGTTACTTATGGCGTAACTCCCTCCCATGGTGATTTAACTTATGATCAACAAGGTAATGCTAAAGATAGTAATGGAAATGTGATTCAAAATTCAAAGGTAGTACCAATAAGTAATTACGAGTACGAAGTAGAATTGAATGACGCTAAAAGAAGAATTAGAATATTAGATGAATCATTCTTAGGAACTGTTATTGATGATGTAAAGAGAATCATGCAATATAAAGATTCTTCTCAGTTTCTTAGTACTTACCTAAAGACATCATACAACCCTAGACTTGGTTAATCAAGAAAACCTTCTGCTTCCAACCACTTCCTAGTAAGTGGAGTAGGTTCATAGTCTGTCCACATAGTCCCACGAGCACAAGACTCAAGTGCATCTTGTGTCATATTAGCAGTCTTACCTGCCCAGGTTGCTTCTGATTCCCAAGGACGTGCTGCAGGTGGATAAGTGCGTTCTACCATCTCACGATACAACATAGGAACGTCTTCTTCTGGTTTAATGATGGCGATCATAGAGTTCTTGATAGAACCCGCCATACAGTCTTGTGCGGCGTGCCACCCTTCATGACGCATTACTGACATCAGTACACTAGGACGACGCATATACGTCTTATTCAGATAGAAGTTATTAGTTACGGTATGATAAACACCACGGTGACCAACGGGAAAATATTTTTCATCCGCTAGAAACACCTTAACTCCGATCTTATCAAGGGCAACGAGCATTCTACCGAACTCGTCAGCAATAACACTATAATCACTATTGGGATGAGCGTCAGCAATAGTAGCGACACTTTTGACTTGGTAAACATCTTTGGTACACTCTCGGACTAACATGCATCCCATAGCGTCCATAGTGTAGTAGCCCTTAGTGATCTTACCCTCTGCGAGAACAGGGGAAGATAAAAAAAGGCTGGAGGCCGCAAAAGCAACCCCCAACTTTCTCAAAATCATATTCACTCCTCAGCAAGTTTTTGGAAATATGAAAGTGCATCATCTTCATCTTCATCGGTGGTAGTAGTTTCTTCCACCACAGGTGCCCTAGACGATGCAGCGGATGCGAGACGGGTCAGTTCATCATCAACGGACTCACGACCAGAGTCTTCCTCATCCAGTTCAGGTTCAGGCTTACGGAGTTGCTGTTTAGCTCCCAGAACTGCGTCCAGTCGCTTCTTCAGGTCATCGTAAGACTTGAATTGATCTGCAGCGGTAAACTCACTCAGATCATAGATCTTGTTGTAGATCTCTTCCATCTCATCATCGTCCTCCGACAGAGCAGAGGGACGTGCGAACTCGGAACTATCATAGTTCCAGTAACCTGCAACGTTCTTGATCTTGAGTTTGAAGTTTGCACCCTTCCAGAAATCGAAAGGATTGATGGGTTCTTCGTCGTCAAACTCAGGTTGCATTGCTGCAGTGATCTTATCAAAGATCTTCTTACCAAACTTGTAGAGAGCGACACGACCTTCGTTCTCGGGGTTGGCAGAGTCCTTCACAACATAAATGTTTGCGTAGTAAGACAGTTTACGCTTCTGCTTACGTGCAACTTCCTTATCAGAATCGTTTCCACTGTTCCACAGACTGCGATTCAGTTCGCCAACGGGATCATCCTTACCAATAGTGGTCAGAGAGTTCTCGATGTACCAACCACCAGGACCTTGGAAGGCGTGACTCCAGACTTGAGTCCAGGGCAGTTCACAGTTAGCGTGTGCAGGAAGGAAACGAATAACGGCATAACCGTTACCTGCTTTGTCCACAGCAGGTTTCCAGAGGCGATCATCACTAGACCCACCGCCTTTTTCATTCAACTTCTCCACCTTCTTCATCAGTTTCTCGGTGAGAGAGCCAGCGCGGGACTGTTTTTTAAGATCGGCAAAAGACATTTGTATTCTCCGTATTTGTTGTGTGTTTTGTATTGGACGTATTGATTATAGACCGTTCAGGGATCCCTGTCAATGGTTTGTTCTAGTCGATCTAAGGTTTTACCAAGTTTTTCAAAGAAGTCATTGATGTTTTCACCTTTTTGCATACCAAGCATTTGAGCAGATTCCATGATCTGCTCTTTCATTTCAAGTGCTTTAGGGTCATCTGAAAGATTAAGCCTGAAGATAAAGTTCTTCTGCTTTTCAATTAGAGATCGCATGACATCAATCTGTTCCTTTTGTTTTTCAGGTCCATGACTAATCATCATGCCCGACATTACATCGGCCATCAATTTCTCCTGCAGGTCTTGAATCTCCTGAAGAGATTCACGCACTATGGGTGAATGGAAAAAATCACTCACAAAACAATCTCCTTTAAAGCTTCTTTGTAATCCTTGATATCGATATTTAGGAATGGTTTGTACTTCTTCATTTTAAAACTTACGGTTTCCCACACTGGATCAAACAACTGTTTGTCATGGCGTTTTGAGAATCCAAGAATCATATCAAGAAGGACAAGAGTCTCCAGAGAGATAGCACCCTTTAGATGTTTTTTAAGGACATCTGAGTGAGATCCACCAGAGACTGAGAACATTTTATCAAAGTTTTCCTTATTAATAAAGACCTCTGCTTCGGTCTTAAACAAATATTTTAGACTTTGAATTTTCTTCAACCATTCGGTATAAACAGCATCTCCAGTGTCAATAATCTCCCCGATCCACAGTCGTTGTGGATCTTGAGACTGACTGAAGTTTGCTAGAAAAAATCTTTGAATTTCATCATCGGACTTCTTCCTAGACATTCTCTCAAAGAAATATCTATCTTTTCTTTTATTAAAAGAAGCCTTAGATGCTTTTGTTTTGCCGCAATACTTGAAATAGTCGTAATTGTCCTTAGTAAAATGATTCTTGAAGGCTAAGTAAGTTTGATAGACTTCAAGAGGTGTCATCACAACGGCAAACGAGATCGGGTAGTTTTCTTTAGATAGTTGAGTTCCATTGCCTCAACTTTGAGTTTTTCTTTCAGAGGTTTAGAAATTAATTTACCAACAGATTCAAACTCAATGTTATTTTCTTCGCAATATCCAATGATTGCTTCAATATAATTTAAGTCTGAACTGCGAACAAGATTCTCAATGTCTTGAGTAAATCTATTCTGGCATAAAAACTTTTCTCTGAGTAGGTCGTTAACGTCTTTCTCCATACTCTCCAAGTTTGTGTGTGACGAATTCTTTGATGTACTTGGTAAGAAGTTTAATATAGTCACTTTTGTTTGTTTTCTCATAAACGTGGCATTCTCCATTTTCGGCGGCCATGATGGTCACCAGTTTCTTAACAGCAATACCTGTCATCTCATAGTACATACAGGCGTAAGCGGTCTCCTGAACAAAATATTGTTGGATCCACTTTTCTGGTTTTATCTTCTTCGAAGTCTTAAAGTCGATAATGGCAAGTTCACCATTATACTCTGCAATGCAGTCCACCCTTCCAGCGATACCAAAATATTCGCTATATAAGGGTTTCTCTAAAGCATGTATATTATTTATATTGTCAATAGAAGGCTTCGCAGAGAGGAATAGTGCCTTTGTAGTAGGAAGAATATCCATTGATCGGACATCTTCATTCAACAAATACTTTTCACAGACTTCATGGAAATCTGTACCCCTTCGTGTAGCGACGGTAGTAATTTTATTGGCTTCTTCCTCACCAACCTTTTTACGCCAATCAATAAAGACTTGACGATTGTAAAAACTAGTCACCGAAGTGATAGATGGGAAAGGTTTACCATTTACATCGTAATACCTAACACCATCTATGAGTTTAGCATCGAGTTCAAAGTCTGCTAGTTTATTGAGATGAACAAACGTCATAAAGCAAGGGCAAGTTTTGTAACCAAGTAGTTTCTAACTAACCCAGATCTCACGATATCGTCGATACCAAATTCGATTACACCAAAGTCATCTTGCATGATCTCAACGATACGCTTAAAGTCAAGAATACCGTTCTTTTCATATGACTTGGTAAGGTCAGTTTGTGTAGAATCACCGCAGAAAATAATCTTACAGTTATCACCAACTCTGGTAATTATACTATCAAGTTCATGAAAATTCAAGTTTTGCATTTCATCCACGAGAACGATGCAATTATCCATCGTGGTGCCACGAATAAAGGATGTACTCCAGAAGGAAATAGTCTCTTGAGTCTTCAGATTACCATAAAGCATCTCAAAGTCTGCATCGGTAGGCATCTCGAACATGTACTTAACCATGTTCTTATATGGAATCTGATACAGAGCAGCCTTGTCATCATGATCTCCAGGGAGGAATCCAATCTCTCTAGTCGAAACGAGGGAACGGACGATATAGAGTTTCTCGTATGGAGTATTCTCATCTAGAACATCACAAAGGGCCTTATAGAGACTGATAAAGGTCTTACCAGTACCAGCAGCACCATATGCAAAGATGTTTTTACCCTCATCGTAGTCCTTAAAGAGTTTTTCCTGATTCTCTGTCAAAGGATCAATGTCAACCAACATTTCACTATTGATTGGTTTTTTACGACGCATTTGTTTCGCCGTCATCCCCACTCCAATGGGATCTTCTTGATTTCTCTTCCTTCTTGCCATAATTCCTTACATAAGTGATTGTCGATTTGCACCAGCCTTTTCAGCCTTCTTCAGAACCTCTTTCCATCCTGGGTTGCGGTTATGGAGTTTATCTTTCCATTCACCAACTTCACCAAAACTTGGAGCATTTTCTGGAGTATAGTATCTTTCCCATTCGGGGTT